ATGAACAACGCCCTTCACACGCAGGACAGCCGCCCCGGGCCGGGCATGGTTTCGCGATCCTGCATCCTCGCCCTCGATCTCGGCACAACCACCGGCTGGGCCCTGCGCGGTCATGACGGTCTGATCACCAGCGGCACGATCAGCTTCCAGCCCGGTCGCTACGACGGCGGCGGCATGCGCTACCTGCGCTTCACCAACTGGCTGTCTGAGATCGACCGTCTGTCGGGGCCCATCGCGGCGCTCTGGTACGAAGAAGTCAGGCGACACGCTGGCACGGACGCAGCCCACGTTTATGGGGGTCTTATGGCCTCACTGACCGCATGGGCCGAGTTGCGCGGCGTGCCCTACGAGGGCGTCCCGGTCGGCACGATCAAGCGCCACGCCACCGGCAAGGGCAACGCGAACAAGGAGGCCATGATGGCGTCCGCCCGGGCGCGGGGCTTCTCACCCGCCGACGACAACGAGGCCGACGCCATCGCGATTCTGCTCTGGGCGCTGGAAACCCGGGGAGGTGTGTAATGAGCGGCATGCGGTTCACGCCCAAGGGCTACGGCGGCCAGCGCCGCGATCCCGAGCAGGTCAAGCGCGAGGGCTGGCACGAGCAGCGCATGCTGGCGGTCTCGCTGGACGATCACCGCCTCACCTGGCCCGAACGCGAACTGGTCGAACAGCTTGGCACCAAGCTCTACGGGCGTCGGTCTGACACGCTGGAGGTGCGCCATGACTGACTGGACCATGGTGCGCGTGCAGGATCGCCTGGAACTCGCGGCCGAGGTGTTTCGCGCGCTGCCCGGCGTGAAGCCGCGGGGCTATTTCAGCGCCTGGCCCGAATACTTCCACAGCTTCGGCGACCAGGTGGGTCAGGCGCCGCGCATGCGCCGGCCGCTGCCATCGCCGCGGATGATCAGCGAGGCGGATGAAGCCATGCTGTGGCTGCGCTGGGTGGAGCAGGACATCGCGCAGATCCTCTGGGCCCGCGCGAACCGCACACCCTGGAAGGGCATCTGCCATGCGCATGCGATCAGCCGCCCGGCCGCGACCCGGCGCCACGATTACGGGCTCGCGGTTATCGTCTGGCGGCTCAACGGACGCGTGCCAACAGCGAAGCGCTCGCGGCGTTTCGTCGTCGAGAACGCCGACAAGCTGTCAAGGAAAATCGGCATGTGAGAGAATTTTCGGAGAGACATCGAGAGGGGTTCACGGGACCGGGGACGAGGCCTACAAACGGGATATCCTCGCGGGAGACGTGAGCGCGGGGTGGCCCGCGCCCCCGGCTTCCCGGGGTCCAGCCGGGGTCCAATCCGGTGGCGGCTGGCGGAGAGCGGGGCGCTGCGCAGTTGTGCGGGTCCCTTCGTGCCGCAGCGGTATACCGGGGGGCGCAGCGCGCGGGTTTCCCAGTGACACCCCGAGAAACACCCGTTTCGTTTCGGTTTGACGCGACCGCCAGAGAAACAAGGGTCTGACGGCCCGACAAACCACGCCTGAACCGAAACGGGGGTCGGACCCCATTTCGCTTTGGCCCCGAGACCCGTTTCGCTTTCTCGGGCTTCCCCAGGGACATCACCATGGACGTCGTCGACCTGCCGCTCGCGCAGATCATTCCCTATGCGCGCAACCCGCGGCGCAACGAGCAGGCGATCGCCACGGTCGCGGCCTCGATCCGGGAGTTCGGGTGGCGCCAGCCCATCGTCGTGGACGAGGCGATGGTCGTGCTGGCCGGGCACACGCGGCTGGAGGCGGCCCGCAAGCTCGGCTTCGAGACCGCACCGGTGCATGTCGCGAGGGGGCTGACGGTCAGCCAGGCGCGCGCCTTCCGGATCATGGACAACCGCTCCAGCGAGAACGCCGAGTGGGACAAGGACCTCCTGAACCTCGAACTGGCGGATTTGCTGGAGGCGGATTTCGACCTCGGGCTGACCGGCTTTACCGAGGATGAGCTGAACGCGCTGATGTCGAGCCTCAAAGCGGGCACGGGTCCGCAGGAGGGCGAGGACGATGTGCCGGACCCCCCCGAGGATCCCATCAGCCGCGCCGGGGATCTCTGGATCCTTGGCAATCATCGGCTGCTTTGCGGCGACAGCACCGTTGCCACGGATGTCGAGCGCCTGCTCGGGAAGGTCAAACCGCTCCTGATGGTGACCGATCCGCCCTATGGCGTGGAATACGACCCGGGCTGGCGCAACCAGGCGGGGGCGGCCAGGACCAGGCGCACCGGCAAGGTGCTGAATGATGATCGGGCCGATTGGCGCGAGGCCTGGGCCCTGTTTCCGGGCGATGTCGCCTATGTCTGGCATGGCGCCCTGCATGCAGCGACCGTGGCCGAAAGCCTCGAGGTCGCGGGCTTCACGATCCGCTCCCAGATCATCTGGGCCAAGGACCGGCTGGTTCTGAGCCGTGGCGATTACCACTGGCAGCACGAGCCTGCCTGGTATGCCGTGCGCAAATCCGGAAAGGGCCACTGGGCCGGCGATCGCAAGCAGACCACCCTCTGGCAGATTGCCAACAGGGACCAGGACGAAAAGACCGTCCACGGCACCCAGAAGCCGGTCGAATGCATGCGCCGACCGATCCTGAACAATTCCAGCCCCGGTCAGGCGGTCTACGAGCCGTTCATGGGGTCTGGCACCACGCTGATCGCGGCCGAGACGACCGGGCGCGTTTGCTTCGGGATCGAGCTGAACCCGGCCTACGTCGATGTGGCCGTCCAGCGCTGGCAGAACTTCACCGGGAAACAAGCCGTCCTCGATGGCGCTGGAGCCTCGTTCGACGATCTCAAGACCAAAGAACGCTGAGGGATGGATGACCTGGCTTTACCTTCCGCAGGCTTGCCTGACGGGGTCGGAGACGCATGCCTATACGGGCTCTCGCTCTGCTCCGGCGCAGGCGGGCTCGACCTCGGGCTCGTCCTCGCCATCCCCGGATATCGTGCTGTGGGCCATGTCGAACGGGAAACCTTCGCCGCAGCCACTCTCGTGGCGCGGATGGAAGACGCGTCCCTGGATCGCGCGCCTGTATGGGACGACCTTGGAACCTTCGACGGCCGCCCGTGGCGCGGCGCGGTGGACATCGTCACTGCGGGCTATCCGTGCCAGCCGTTCTCGGTTGCGGGCAAACGCCGGGGTGCCGATGACCCGCGCCACCTCTGGCCGCATGTCGCCCGGATCATCTCCGAGGTCGCGCCGCCCTTCGTGTTCCTCGAGAATGTCGCCCATCATCTCCGCCTCGGCTTCCCCGAAGTCGCCAGCGGACTGGTCAGCATGGGCTACAAGCTTGCGGCAGGCCTCTTCACAGCGGCGGAAGTCGGCGCGCCGCACAAGCGCGAGCGACTGTTCATCCTCGCCATCCGCGAGGGCGACGAGCTGGCCGACCCCGCGCGCCTGCTCTGGCACCCGGTCGAGCGGCGGGAACCGGACGGAACTGCTGCGGCTCTGGCCGACACCGAGGGCCAGCGCCAACGAGAACCGGCAGACGAAGCCGACGCCGTCGCAGGAGGCGGGTCAGCACGGGATGAACCTCGCGACCACCGCCGCGATGTGGCCGACGCCGATGGCGAACGATGGGTGCAAGCCGAGCGCGGGCAACCGCCGCTCGGCCGACCTGACACATTCGGCGGGGATGTGGATGACGCCGACAGCCCGGGACCACAAGGACGGGGCGACGACACTGGCCAACACGCCGGTGAACGGCCTGCTTGGCCGCCAGGTCCTGGTGACGCCGATGGCTGGGCGCGATACCTCCGAGCCGCGCCGGACCTTGAACCCGCTGTTCGTCGAGGCGCTGATGGGCTGGCCCACCGGGTGGACCGGCTTCGCCTCTGTGGCAACGGCGTGGTCCCGCTGGTTGCAGCGCATGCGCTGCGAACTCTGGCTGCTGAATTGCTGGCCGATGGATGAGGCAGCGGCATGAAGCAGACGCGCCTCATGTCGCTGGTCGAGTCCGTCGCCAATGTGATCGTCGGCTACAGCGTCGCGGTCGTCACGCAGATCCTGATCTTCCCGGTCTTCGGGCTGCACACGACGCTGGCGCAGAACCTGAAAATGGGTGCGGTGTTCACCGTGGTGAGCATCGCGCGTTCCTTCGCCTTGCGGCGGGTGTTCGAGGCGATCCGATTACGGAGCCAGAAATGATCGACCGCCGCCCCGAAGGGACGGCGGCCATCAGCTTGTCAGGGTCCGGTGCGTCAGGCGGCGGGGAGTTTGTACACGCGCCCCCGATCCTCGACCTTCTCGGAGGTCACCTCGAGCCCGAGCTTCTTCTTGAGTGCCCCGGCCATCGCGCCGCGCACCGTGTGCGCCTGCCAGCCCGTCGTGGCCATGATCTCCTCGATGGTCGCGCCGTCCGGCGCGCGCAGCATGGCGATCAGCGTGGCCTGCTTGGTGCCCTCGCGCGACGTGCGCGCCTTGGGCGCGGCTGCGGGCTCGGTGGCGGTGTCCTGCGCGGGCGCGTTGCCTGGCGCCGTGTCAGCGCCCGTGGGCGCGGGGTTCGCGTCGTCGGGCTCGATCCCGATGGCGGCGAGGCCTGCGTCGGTTGCAACCAGCGTGACGCCGTGGCCGTCGCCGGTCTCGCGCCAGAAGGGCTCGCCCTTGCGCGTGTCGGCGTCGACCTCCTCGAGGAAGCCCTTGGCGAGCATGGCGCCGACCACCTTGGCGGCAGCACCGCCCCGGAGGCTCTCGGGCAGCGGCAGGGCGATGTGGTCGGGGCGCTGTGCGGCGGCGCTCAGGATCAGGGCCTGGGTATCGGAAAGCTGGGTCATCGTCGTCTCCCGTGTCGGGGCGCGCGGAATGCGGGCCCTTCTACGAGGCCAGGCCCGCCAGCTGGCGGGCGGGACCCGATGCGCCCGGCGTCACTGGGCGTATTCGCCTTCCCTGAAGGCGTTGTCGGTGATCTCGCGCAGGCGGTCGCGATAATGGTTCAGGGTGCCAACGTCGCCCCAGTCGATCTCGTCGGGGTGGGTCTCGAAATGGTCCGCGCTGAGGGCGGCGAGCCGCTCCAGCATCGCGTCGATCTCGGCCTTGGCGGCGAGGAAGGCATCGAGGGCCTTGGAATTGTCAGTGGCGCGGCGGGTCATTGTCGTGGCTCCCGGGGTCGAGTCGCATCGTCTTCGCACGATGACATTCGCTCTGCGCCGCCGATTGTCGTAGCGAAATCAGAGCAATGATCTTGCTTTCTGTTCACTCGGAGTTGTCAACCGCGTCTACCGAGGCCCCAGCCCTCAAATCAGTTCGAGGTCGGCAAGCACAGTGCACGTTTCGGCAAGCCGGGAAGTCGGGACCTCGATCTTGATGTGCGAGATCACGTCCGCGGCTTCCGCCGCGATGCCTGCCGCGCGCAATTCGGTCTCGATCGCCTGCGCGACAGTCTCGAGTCGACTTCGATCGAGGTGCCCGGGCAGCGTGTCGGGGTGAATGCGTATGGTTGTCGTGGCGCTCATGATCCGCGTCCCTCACTTCTGGTGTTCGAGCAGCGCGAGGAGGACCGCGGCCATGCCGACGAGATACTCGCTGCGGCGGAAGACGATCTCGTCGATGTGACCGGCGCTGTCGATCGCGGCATCAACCGCAAGATCGTCCGCCATATGCGGCATCAGGCGGCGGGCTTCGGCGTTGTAGCGTTCGGCGCGGGTCATGGTGGGCTCCGTGGGTGCGTTGTCCGGCATGTCCGCAGCTTCGCTCCATCGGGTCGGATCATCCAGCCTATTCGTCGCAATTTCATGGCTTTAATGCCGGGGTCGGGATCATTTCATGTCATCGGCCAGCCAACCCATCGGCGTCATCGCGCGCCTGCTGGATCTCTCTGAGCGACGGGTCCAGCAGCTGAGCCGGGAGGGTGTGATCCCGAAGGCCGAGCGCGGGCAATATGACCTGATCGGCTCGGTGCGCGGCTATGTGCGCTACCTGCGCGATCAGGCGCTGAAGGCGCAGGCCGGTGCGCCGGATTATGCCGCCGAGCGGGCGCGCTTCATTCGGGCGCGGGCCGACCTCGCCGAGATGGAGGCCCAGGAAAAGCGGCGCGCGCTGATCGCAGCCGAACAGATCGAGGCCGCCTGGATCGCGGTGCTTGCGCTTCTGAGAACCCGGCTGCTGGCGCTGCCCGACCGGCTGGCGCCGCAGGTCTTTGAACAATCGACCGTCGGAGACACCCGGAACCTGATCCGTGCGGCCATCCGCGAGGTGCTCGATGATCTCGCGCAGCCAGAGATTGAACTTGAGACCGACCTTGACCTTGACGGGGTCGCCGATCCTGAAGCGGACGGTCGAGAGGGCTCTGGCGGTTCTGAGGCCACCGCCGGATCTGACGATCAGTGACTGGGCCGATCGGAACCGCCGGCTGAGTTCCGAGGCCAGCGCCGAACCGGGGCAGTGGCGCACGGCCCGCGCGGAATACCAGCGCGGAATCATGGATGCGATCTCGGATCCGGCGGCGGAAACCGTCGTGATCATGTCGAGCAGCCAGATCGGGAAATCCGAGGCGCTGCTGAACATGGTCGGCTATCACATCGACCACGACCCGGCGCCGATCATGGTGGTGATGCCGACCGAGCGGGACGCGGAGACCTGGTCGAAGGACCGCTTCTCGCCGATGGCGCGCGACACGCCCTGCCTGCAGGGCAAGATTGCAAATCCGCGTTCGCGGGACGGCAACAACAAGATCCTGCACAAGCGGTTCCCGGGCGGGCATCTGACCATCGTGGGCGCCAACGCGCCCTCGGGACTGGCAAGTCGGCCGATCCGCTTGCTGCTCTGCGACGAGGTCGACCGCTATCCGTTCAGCGCAGGGGCCGAGGGCGACCCGGTCAATCTCGCGAAGAAGCGGACGGTGACCTTCTGGAACCGCAAGATCGTGCTGGTCTCGACGCCGACGAACAAGGGCGCGAGCCGGATCGAGGCGGCGTTCGAGGAAAGCGACCAGCGCCGGTATTGGGTGCCGTGCCCGGCCTGCGGGGCGGAACAGCTGCTGACCTGGGGGCAGGTAAAATGGGACAAGGACGAGGACGGCAGCCATCGCCCTGAAACCGCGCGCTATCATTGCGCAGAGTGTGATGCGGCCTGGACGGATGAGACCCGTTGGGCAGCCATCTCGCAGGGTCGCTGGATCGCTGACGCGCCCTTCAATGGGACGGCGGGCTTCCATCTGAACGAGATCCATTCGCCCTGGGTGCGGCTCGCGGCCATGGCCAAGGCGTTCCTCTCGGCGCGCGCCGGTGGGGACGAAACGATGAAGACCTTCGTCAACACCTCGCTGGGCGAGACCTGGATGGAAAGCGGCGAGGCTCCCGACTGGCAGCGCCTGCAGGGGCTGAAGGAGGATTGGCGCGCGGGCACGGTGCCGGCGGGCGGGCTGTTCCTGACCGCCGGCGCCGACGTCCAGAAGGATCGGATCGAGGTCGATGTCTGGGCCTGGGGCACAGGCCTGCAAAGCTGGCTCATCGATCACATCGTCCTCGACGGCGGCCCGGGCGATCAGGCCTGCTGGCAGAAACTGACCGAGCTGCTTGGTCGGAGCTGGCAGCACGCCGGCGGAACGCCGATGACCATTGCGCGACTGGCGATCGACACGGGCTACGAGACTGCAGCCGTGTATGCCTGGGCGCGCCAGGTGGGCTTCGCGCAGGTTGTCCCGGTGAAGGGGGTCGAGGGCTTCGCTCGGGCGAGCCCGGTGACAGGCCCGACCTTTGTAGACGCCACCATCGGCGGCAAGCGTCTGCGCCGAGGGGCGCGGCTCTGGACGGTGGCGACATCGACCTTCAAGGCCGAGACCTACCGGTTCCTGCGGCTTGACCCGCCGGAGATCACCAGCCCGGCGCATGGTGGGCGGTTTCCTCCGGGCTTTCTTCATCTGCCGGGCTGGGTCGATGCGGAGTGGTTGAAGCAACTGACGGCAGAGCAGCTGGTCACGGTGAAGAACCGGCGCGGCTTCGCGAAACTCGAATGGCAGAAACTGCGCGAGCGCAACGAGGCGCTGGACTGCCGGGTCTATGCCCGCGCCGCTGCGTGGATTGCAGGAGCAGATCGCTGGCCCGAGGCGCGGTGGGCGGAGCTTGAGCGGTCGCTGGCGGTAGAGGCGGGCACATCCGCGCCCGAGGCGGTCCCGGGTGTGGCGCCGTCAGCGCGCCCATCCGCACGGCGGCGCACGGTGCGGTCGAGCTACATGGGGTGAGCGATGGTGACTGTGGCAGACCTTCGCGCCCGCCGCGACGCGCTGTCGGCGCAGCGGTCCTCGGGCGTGGCGCGTGTCAGCTATGACGGCAAGTCGGTGGAGTATCGGAGCGTGGCCGAGATCGACCGCGCGCTCGAGGCGCTCGATCGCGAGATCGCGGCAGCCGAGGGACGCCGCATGGTGCGCCAGCTGCGCATCACAACTTCCAAAGGGCTATAAGCATGGGCTTGCTCGACAGGTTCCGCCGCCCGTCCGCTGGCGGCCCCGCAGCCGTGCGCGCCCGGCTCGAGGGGGCGATGGCGCGGCGCCGACTGCGCGGCTGGAACCCGCCGCTGGAGAACATCAACGCGCTGGTCGCCTCGGGCGGCCCGCGTCTTCTGGCGCGGGCGCGCGAACTGGTGGTCACCAACGGCTATGCCGCCAATGCCTGCGAAGCGTTCGCCGCCAATCTGGTCGGCGACGGCATCAAGCCGTCCTCGCTGATCGCGGATGCGGGTCTTCGCGACCGGGTGCAGAAACTCTGGCTCGCCTGGACCGACGAGGCGGACGCGGACGGGCTCACGGATTTCTACGGCCTGCAGGCCATGGTGGCGCGGGAGATGTTCGTCGCGGGCGAATGTTTTGTCCGGCTGCGGACACGGCGCGCCGAGGACGGGCTGCTGGTGCCATTCCAGCTGCAGCTGCTGCAATCCGAGATGCTGCCCTTCGAGAAGACCGAGACCGCGGCCAACGGCAATCGCGTCCGCTGCGGGATCGAGTTCGACGCCATCGGGCGGCGGGTGGCCTATCATTTCCGGCGGCGGCATCCCGGTGACAGCACGGATCGCCGCGTGGCCGTGCCGGAAACCGTGCGCGTGCCGGCTGAGGATGTGCTGCATATCTATCGCCCGCTCGACGCGGGCCAGATCCGCGGGCTGCCGCATGTCGCGCCCGCCATGGTGCGGCTGTTCCTGCTTGATCAGTACGACGATGCCGAGCTCGACCGCAAGAAGACCGCGGCGATGTTCGCGGGCTTCATCACCAAGACGGCGCCCGAGGAGCCCATGCTGGGCGAGACGCAAGCGGATGCCGACGGCGCAGCGATCGCGAGCCTCGAGCCTGGCACCATGCAGGTGCTGCTGCCGGGCGAGGACGTGAAGTTCTCCTCGCCGGCCGATGTCGGCGGCGGCTACGAGGCGTTCCAGTGCCGGACGCTGCTCGCCGTCTCGGCCTCGCTGGGTTTGCCGTATCACCTGGTGACCGGCGATGTGCGCCAGGCCAATTACTCGTCCTTGCGCGCGGAACTGGTCGAGTTCCGGCGCCGCGTGCAACAGCTCCAGCACGGGGTGCTCGCGCATCAGCTCTGCCGCCCCGTCTGGGCGCGCTGGATGGAAACGGCGGTGCTCGCGGGCGCGCTCGACCTGCCGCGCTACGCGGCGGCGCCGGGGCAGCTCCGCGCGGTGCAGTGGATCCCGCCGCGCTGGGACTGGGTCGATCCGCTGAAGGACATCCAGGCGCAGATCCTCGCCATGGAGGCGGGCATCACCTCGCGGCGCAAGGTGGTCGAGGGCACCGGCTACGATGTCGAGGAAGTCGACCGCGAGAATGCGGTGGACGCCAAGCGCGCGGCCGGTCTGGGGCTGCACTACCGCACCAGCCCCGGCGAGACGCAAGGGGCGCGGGCGACACCCGCCGCACGGCCCGACACAAATGATGGGGCCGTTGAGGGCACAGGGCGCGGCGGCGCCGGCACACAGCAGGAGTAACACCATGAAGAGCTGGTACACGATCCGCGCCCGCGACAGCGGGGCGGAAGTGCTGATCTATGACGAGATCGGCGCCTATGGCGTCTCGGCGCGGGGGTTCCTGGCGGAACTGGGCGCGATCCCGGATGCCGCCCCGATCGATCTGCGGCTTAACAGCCCCGGCGGGTCGGTCTTCGATGCGGTGGCGATCCACAATGCGCTGACCCGGCACACCGGCACTGTCACGGTCTGGATCGACGGCATCGCCGCATCGGCCGCCAGCTACATCGCCATGGCGGGCGACGCGATCGTCATGCCCGAGAACGCCTTCCTGATGATCCATGACCCCTCCGGGCTGGTCATGGGCACCGCCGCCGAGATGCGGGCGATGGCCGAGACGCTCGACAAGATCGCGGGCAGCATGACCCGCGGCTATGCCACCCGCTCGGGCAAGCCCGAGGTGGAAATCGCCGCGCTGATGGCGGCCGAGACCTGGTTCGACGCGCAGGAGGCGCTGGCCCATGGCCTCGCCACCCGCCTCGCCGCGCCAGTGCGCATCGCCGCCAGCTTCGATATCGCCCGGTTCCGCAACGCGCCGCCGCGACTTGTCGAGGCGATCGACACGGAGGGCGCGGACGGCGCGGCACCGGGTGCCGGGAGTGCCGGGAGTGCCGGGAATGCTGGCCATGACGCGGGCCGTGTCGAGCCCGATCCGGAAAGTCTCGCAGAGCACAAGACATTCGATCCGGCGCAGGCGGTCGGTCCCGGCTTCAAGGTTGCCGACGGCAGCCTTGAACCGGCGGAGGGCCCCGCCCCGTCGGCGCCGGGCGGCGCCAGGGATGGTGACGCTTCCATCATCCCGTCGCCCGATGCCGGACCCGGTGCCCGTGCCGCACCCTCTCCCGCCACCACGGTATCCCCAGAGGCCGACAGCATCCGCGCCGCGGCCATCGCCCATGCGCGCGCCGTGATCGACCTCTGCCGCCTCGCGGGCCAACCGCAGATGGCAGGCCGGTTTCTGGAAGAGGACGCCAGCCTCGAGACCGTGCGCGCAAGACTGCTCGCCGCCAAAGCCGCAGCCACGCCCCCGATCACCTCCCATCACCCGCAACCCGGGCCAAACCCGACCGCACGCCCCTGGGGCGATGTCATCGCCCGCACCTTCAAACCGAAAGGCTGATCCCTCATGACCACGCTTGTGAAAGGCCAGTATCCCGGTGGCTTCCTTGTCTGGGAAGTGCTGCGCGACTATACCCGCGAAACTGTCACCCTCGCCTCCGGCGCAGGCAAGCTCGCCCCCGGCACGGCGCTCGGCCGGATCACCTCGGGCGGCAAGTACACCGTGCTGACCCCCGGCGCCTCCAATGGCAGCCAGAACGCCGCAGGCCTCCTCTGGGGCCAGGCCGACGCCACCGACGCCGATGCCCCGGGCGTCGTGCTGGTCCGCGGCCCGGCCATCGTCAACCGCCACGAGATCGCCTGGCCGGACGGCATCACCGAAGCCCAGACCAACACCGCCATCGCCGCGCTCATCGCGCTCGGCATCGTCCTGCGCTGAGCCAGCGCGCGGCGCACATCCCGACATCCCGAACCACAAGGAGGCATCAATGGCCACCATGGACATCTTCGAAGGCGATGCCTTCTCCATCATCGAGCTCACCCGCGCCCTCGAGAACATCCCCTTCAAGCCTGCGATCCTGTCGGGCGCGGGCCTCTTTGGCAGCCGCGGCGTGCGCACGCGCACCGTCATGATCGAGAGCCGCGACGGCACGCTGCAGCTCATTCCGTTCTCGGAACGCGGATCGGCCTACGAGACCCAGATCCCCGAACGCCGCGAGATGCGCGCCTTCGTCGTGCGCCAGTTCAAGAAGCAGGACGTGCTCTGGGCCTCGGAAATTCAGGGCATCCGCGATTTCGGCTCGGAAACCGCTGTCCAGCAGGTGCAGGCCGAGGTCGCGCGCAAGCTGGGGCGTCTGCGCAATGACGCCGAGGCCACGTTTGAATTTCACCTCTTCAACGGCATCCAGGGCGTGGTGAAGGACCCGAAGGACGGGGCGACGGTCATCAACTACTACACCGAGTTCAACATCACCCCGGCGCCCGAGGTCGACTTCGACCTCGACAACCAGTCGCCCGCCTCGGGGGCGCTGCGCAAGCGCTGCCAGGCGCTGATCGAGAGCGTCGAGGACAGTCTTGGCGGGCTGGCCGCGGGTCAGGTGCAACTGCGCGCCGAATGCGGCTCGGCCTTCTTCGCCGATCTCGTCGCCCACAAGGAGGTACGCGAGACCTATCTTAACACCGCAGCCGCCGCCGATCTGCGCGGGCGCGTGGGAGAAGAGGTCAGCTTCGGCGGCATCACCTTCCGCCGCTACCGGGGTGGCCTCGGCTTCGGCGTGCCGAGTGACAAGGCGTATTTCTACCCCGAGGGGGTCGAGGGGCTCTTCGAGATCTACTACGCCCCGGCCGACACGTTCGAGACGGTCAACACTGTGGGCCTGCCGCTCTATGCGCGCATGATCCCCGACCGGGATCGTGACGAATGGGTGCGGCTGGAAATCGAGTCGAACCCGCTGCCGATCTGCACCCGCCCGCAGGTGCTGCGCAGCGCAAGGCGGACGTGATGAGCAACCTTGCCGGGGCTTTGGACGCGCTGTTCGCCGACGGCAACATCGCCCGCGACGCCGTCTACATCGCAGAGGGCGGCATGCCCCGGCTCATCCGCGTGGTCACGCGCCGCGCGGATGAGATCACCGGCTTCGGCGAGGCGCGGCTCTGGTCCGAGACCACCCGCCTCGACCTGCGCGCGGCCGAGGTGGCGACCCCGCGCCCC